GGGTTACATCATTTGACTTGAGTTCTCTGTATCCTAGTTTGATTGTTCAATACAACATGAGTCCCGAAACACTTGTTGAAGATGGTCCTGTGTTACCTGCAGGTGTTGATTATTATTTGAAATATTGTAACTCAGATGACAGACCTCCTCACAACGAAGATGTTGAATATGCAGTTGCTGCTAATGGTTCATGTTATCGTAAAGATCAACGAGGACACTTGCCTGACATCATTATCGGGTTGTATGACGAACGTAAGGCGGTTAAACGTCAGATGTTGGATACTAAACAAGTATATGAAAAAACCAACACTCGTGAGTTAGCAAGAGAGATAAATAAATTAGATAACACTCAAATGGCTGTAAAGATTTTGCTTAACTCATTATATGGTGCGTTAGGTAATCAGTATTTTCGATACTATGATCTTCGTGTAGCAGAGGGTATTACGCTCTCTGGTCAACTTGCTGTTCGCTGGGCAGAAGAGTCGATGAACGCAAACATGAATAAGATATTGGGTACTGATAAGGATTACGTTATTGCGATGGACACTGACTCGATCTATGTTAATATGGGTCCGCTAGTTAAACAAGTCAATCCTAAAGATCCTGTGAAGTTCATTGATAATGCTTGTGAAAAGAAATTTCAACCTATGTTGGAGAAAGCATACGATGCTATGTTCACGATGATGAACGGATTTGAAAATCGCATGGTTATGGAACGAGAGGCGATTGCTGACAAAGCAGTATGGACAGCAAAGAAACGCTACATAATGAATGTTCATAACAATGAGGGTGTTCAGTATGCTGAACCTAAGGTAAAGATTCAAGGCATTGAAGCAGTGAAGTCATCGACACCTATGGTTGTAAGAGACAAGTTTAAAAAGGCATACAAAATTATATTGACATCTACAGAAGATGAATTGCAGAAATTTGTGGCAAACTTCTATGACGAGTTTGTCAATCTAGGTCCTGAAGATGTGTCATTCCCACGAGGTGTATCGAATGTGAGGAAGTGGACAGATCGTAGCATGATTTACAAGAAAGGGACACCGATACATGTTAGAGGTGCTTTGTTGTTCAATCATCATCTTCAGAAAAATGGATTAGATAAGAAGATGGAAAAGTTGACGAACGGTAGCAAAGTTAAGTTTTGTTATCTGAAACGACCTAATCCTATCATGGAAAATGTTATATCATTTCCTCAGTTCCTCCCGAAGGAGTTGGGATTGCATGAGTTCATTGACTATGATACACAATTTGAAAAGACGTTTAAAGAACCACTCAAAATGATTACAAATGCTATTGGGTGGGAACTTGAGAAACGCAGTACATTGGAATCATTTTTTATATGAAATTATCACTGAATTTAGAATTAGACACGGACAACATTAACGATGTTGAAAAGGTAGAAGAATTATTGTTATTGTTGGAAAAATTAAAAGCATTAATAGAACAATCGGAGAAGTAATATGTCTGGAGAGTTATGGGATTTTGGTTTCACTGCTGTTGACGAGGATGAACTATCGTCAGTACAGGAAGTCAAACAGGAAGCACAAAAAGCGTCAGCATCCTCAGAAATGGTACAGGATCGTCTTGACCGCTTATATAATGCCATCACGCCACTTATCAACAATCTTAAAAAGGCACCTGAGAAAGAATATCTTCTTTGGCCTGATCGTTTAGAGAAAGTTGAAGCGTTTGAGGATCACTTACAAAAAATATATCATGGTTGACAGAAATCTCACTTTATGATATAATGATTTACAGTTGCACAATGAATATGAGAAGGAGATACAATGTCTTTATTAGAGAAGTTACAAAAGAATTCAACAATCAAGATGACAGCACCATTGATGGATTCGAAAGTTTTTGGTAAGAAAGAAATGGCACCAACACCTGTGCCTATGGCGAATGTTGCATTGTCTGGTCGTTTAGATGGTGGTTTAGTTCCTGGGTTGCTAATGCTTGCAGGTCCATCTAAACACTTCAAGTCAGCATTTGCATTGTTGATGGCGGCAGCATATCAGAAGAAATATCCTGATGCTGTTATATTGTTTTATGATTCAGAGTTTGGTACACCACAATCATACTTTGAATCGTTTGGTGTTGATTTAGATCGTGTTATTCATACACCGATCACTGATGTTGAGCAGTTGAAGTTTGATATTATGCAACAGTTGGGCAACATTGACAAGAAAGATCGTGTTTGTGTTGTTATTGATTCTATCGGTAACCTTGCTTCTAAGAAAGAAGTTGATGATGCGCTTGACGGCAAATCAGTTGCAGATATGTCTCGTGCGAAACAAATGAAGTCACTATTTAGAATGGTGACACCGCATTTAAATTTGAAAGACATTCCTTTGATTGCTGTAAATCACACATACAAAGAGATCGGATTGTATCCTAAGGATGTTGTGTCGGGCGGTACAGGTGCATATTATTCTGCTGATGCGATTTGGATTATTGGTCGTCAACAAGAAAAGGTTGGCACAGAGATTGAAGGTTATCACTTCATCATCAATATCGAAAAATCAAGACATGTTCGTGAGAAGTCGAAGATTCCTATTACTGTTACATTTGATGGCGGTATTTCTAAGTGGTCAGGTTTGATGGATGTCGCAGAAAAGATGGGTTACATACATAAACCTAAAGTTGGTTGGTATGAAGCAATGGATCCTGATACAGGTGAAGTGTTGACTGATAAGTTGATGCGAGCAAAAGAGATTGCGAATAATGCCGAGTTCTGGAACATGATGATGGAAAAGACAAACTTTGCTGAAGCAATACGCAAATTCTATTCCGTAGGCGGCACACCATTGATGACTGATGAGGAATCTGCATAGCATGATTGAGTCAACTATCCTTGCCGGATTGTTAAACAATGAAGAGTACACAAGAAAGGTTCTTCCTTTTCTGACTACTGATTATTTTGATAATTATTCAGAACGTCTAGTGTATGAAACTGTAGATAATTATGTCAATGAATACAATGGGCTTCCCACAAAGGATGCCCTGCGTATCATTATTGATGAAAATTCAAGCATCAATGAGACACAATATTCTGAAGCAGTTTCGATAATCGACAAACTAGAGTATGATGAAAAGACAGATTTAGATTGGTTGGTTGATAAGACAGAAAAGTTTTGTCAAGATAAAGCAGTTTACAACGCTGTTCGTGAATCAATCCTTGTCCTTGACGGCGCTCACGATGAAAAGGATAAAGGTTCTATCCCGGAAATGCTCGCTGAAGCACTAGGCGTTTCATTCGACAACGCTGTTGGTCACGATTTCCTTGAGGATGCTGATAGTCGATTTGATTTCTATCATAAGAAAGAGGATAGGGTTCCTTTTGATCTTGAATTGATGAACAAGATTACTAAAGGTGGATTGGCACGTAAATCATTGAGCATTGCACTTGCAGGCACAGGTGTAGGTAAAACATTGTTTATGACTCATTGTGCATCGGCGGCATTGATGGAAGGTAAAAATGTTCTTTATATCACAATGGAAATGGCAGAAGAGAAGATTGCGGAACGAATTGATGCAAACTTGCTTGATGTCACTCTTGATACACTAGGAGAGATGCCTAAGGATTCATATGATAAGAAGATGGCGAGAGTCAAGAAAAAGACAACAGGTAAGTTAATCATCAAGGAATATCCTACTGCATCAGCAGGGTCAGCGCACTTCCGTCATCTTATAAACGAACTTAAACTAAAGAAAAACTTTCATCCTGATATTGTGTATATTGATTACTTGAACATCTGTATGTCATCTCGTATTCGTATGGGAGCGAACGTAAACTCTTACACATTGATCAAAGCGATTGCAGAAGAACTTCGTGGGTTGGCAGTTGAATGTAACGTGCCTATCGTATCAGCGACACAGACAACACGATCGGGTTATGGCAATTCAGACATAGGTTTGGAGGACACATCAGAATCGTTTGGTTTGCCTGCGACTGCTGACTTCATGTTCGGATTAATTTCAACTGAGGAACTTGAATCATTAGGTCAATTGATGATTAAACAGTTGAAGAATCGATGGGGTGACCTCGGAGCATTAAAACGATTTGTTGTAGGCATTGACAGATCAAAAATGCGATTGTTTGATGTTGAAGAATCGGCGCAAACACTTGTAAGTGATACGCCAGTATTTGATAACACTCAAGCGGGTGCTAGATTACAAATGGAAAACTTTGGGTCACAACCTAAGGGTAAAAAGTCAAAGTTTGACGAGTTTGTTTAACCTAATAAAAAGGCGTTAAGCCTTTCTTCTTAACGCCTCTTTAGCACCCTAGCGTGGTCGAGCACAACCCCAGTGGCATATAAAATGCTACCCCGACTATTCCTTCTGTGAAATTTGATTTTATTCTTATTGTCACACTTGCCTCTTGCGTAATTAAACACATGCACACGCACCCATGCGTTATATTTATATAATGTAAATTTCGACCCCCTGAAATTATAAATACATTTATGAATTTTATATACGGATTCGCACTTAGTGTGCATACCTTT